CGCCTTGCAGCGCCGGTGGCGTGCCGTCTATCACGCAATCCCTGAAGGCGATTGCCTTCTGGTAGAGCCGTGTCTGAAACTCAAAGTCCTCAACCACGCGCTCAATGCGGAAGACGAGGCCGCCCAAGAGCGCTGCCACATCCACCCACGGTGCGCCCGTCACGAACATCTGCCATTGCACTTGGGCTTCTACCTCAGGCGGCACGGGGTACAGGCTCCAGCGCGGCGAGGTGCTTGTCTTGATCTCAACCAGCCCCTCCTCGCCGACGATGGTGCGATCCAGCGATGCCATCACCCACGGGATGTCCTTGAGCCTCACGATGCCGTTGCTTCGTCGCAACTCACGACCTGTCTCCATCTCGTAGAACTCCGCGACCGTGCTCTCAAGCAGGATGCCCCGCACGGCGGCTGGCCCGACTGGATCAGGCGTGTATGCTCCACGCTTCTCTGCCCAGAGCGCATACGGAGTTTTGTACGGCGAGAGACCGGCGATGACCGCCGCCTCCGTTGCCGTGATGCCGTCAGCCCGAAGTGCGAACCACTCAGGGCTGCGCTGTTCTGCCTTCACGAACTCGTACCGATTGCTCACTTTGCCTCCTCCTCCCGCCAGCGGCGGTCTACTTCTACGATTCTCCTGCCAATCCACTCAGCGACTGGAGCCACCACGCCGTTGCCGCAGCATCGGTAGCGGTGTGAGTCCAGTCCGATTGGGAGCAGATCATCCTCGTTCGTCTGCGCTCGTGATGACTTGCGATATGCCTGAACCAGCGTCATTGAGCGGTGGCTCGTGTCGCCAGGCCAGAGAGCAGAGAGCGAGTTGGCAACCTCAGCCTCGGTGATGCTGAAGTTGCCGTTCTTTTCGTCTGCTCGTGTCTGATAAGCCATCGTGTCAGAGGCACGCCTAGCACTCATTGACGGAGCAACAGCATCCTTTGGGAAGTCATACAACTCAAAGTTGCCTGCCCTCATCGTGTCTTCCACGCCTTGCTGATTGTCCATCCGTCGGGCCATCCCATCAGCCGCTCGCACTCCGTCGGAGTCAGGCGACGCACTGATGATGAGAGGTTCGTCAATGGTGCTATTGACTCCTTTGCTGAATCGTCTGGTGATTGCGCCAGCGATTCCAGAGCCGTCTGAAGCGCCGCTGGCAGCACCTTGCCTCTGCGGTTGGCTCGGCGAAGGATGCCGCTCGCAGCCCTCGCACTCAAGGAGAACCTCGCCGGCGCGGTCGGATTCAAGACTTGCGACAATGAACACTCGGCGGCGTCGCTGGGCGACTCCGAAGTAGCGAGCGTCCAGAGTTCGCCACGATACGCCATACCCGAGTTGCTCCATTTCATAGAGAAGCCGTCCGAAGTCAGCCCCCTTGTTGGAACTGAAGAGTCCAGGGACATTTTCCAGCACGAGCCACCGAGGTCGTCGCTGCTCCACAAGGTCAAGGAAGGTGAAGGCGAGGCTGGATCGCTTGCCTGCAAATCCTGCGCGCTTGCCAGCGACGCTGAGGTCTTGGCAGGGAAACCCGCCTGACCAGATGTCTGCCTCTGGGATGTCATTAGCGTCCACCTCCGTGATGCTTCCCAGATTCGGAGCGTCTGGGAATCGCTCTGCCAACACCGCGTTGGCGTATGGGTCAATCTCGCTGACGCTGACCGTCTCAATGCCAGCGCGCTCAAAGCCGAGGTCAAGACCGCCGACTCCGCTGAAGAAGGATGCGTGCTTCACTTGCCCTCTTTCTTTGCGCGATCCTTCTTTGCCCAGCCCTCGCCGATGAACACCGATGCGGCGGGCGTGTAGACCATCCGCATCCAGCGCCCACACTTGGCGCACCTCGGGTTGTAGATCTCCTTGATTGAGTGCGTGTGCTCCTCACGCGCCCCGCAATCGCCGCAGCGGTATTCGTAAACCGGCATTAGCGGATGACCAAGAACAGGAAGATCAGAAAGCCAAAGGCGTACGCGAGCAGCACCGCGTCGCGCAAGAGCGCATCCTGCTCCTCACGGTCGCGCTGCACTTCGGTCTTGGGCTTCATCGCCACTCGCGTGTAGACGAGCGGCTGGGTTCTGCGGTTGAGTTTCACTTTGCCTCCTTCTTCGCCTTACGGCGCTTGGCGGGCTTGGGCTTGTAAGGCCCTTCCCATTCGTCTGCAATCTTTGCGACGAGTGCCTTCTTCACCTTCGCGTTCACTTCGTCATCCTGTCCGATGACGACGAACAGATCGTCAAGATTCAGTTTGTCGTTCATCGCATTGACCCTACTGCTAGGAGCAGAATCATTGACGCGATGAACGCTACGAGTGCGAGTGAGTCCAGAATGAATGTCCTCATCACTTTCCGCTCGCTTCCAATACCGCCTCAACGAAGAACTCGTCGGCGAGGAACTCAAACTCAGTTCCCTTGAACGCCTGCGCCGCGCATTGCACGAACAGGACTTCTGCTGCGTCACGACCATCGCCAGTGAAGCGCGCGACCGCGCCATCACCAACGCCCTGACATTCCACATAACCGACCTTCTTGCCGCTGAGGTAGAGATCTGCCTCGTATGCAACACCGCGTCGGTGTGAGAAATCGTGATAGTTCTTGACCGACCAACCATTTGCCTTTGCGACTTCTGCCGCCTGAGCGGTGACTTTGGTTGCTTCTGCGATTCCGTTCATCTTGAACCCCCTAGATCTTCGGGAGGGCTGTCTTCCCTCCTCGTGGCTCAATCGTACGCCCGTACCAATCCCCCTGTCAACACCCCATTTCACGCACGAAATAGGGTGTGGCGGGCTGGAGGAGGTCAGGCAGCGGGAGGCTCGCGCCCAGCCACCTCCAGCCCTAGACCCCTGCCCGAAGGCAGAGGCGTAGTCATTCGGGAGGGATCTGATCGTGGAGCACGAGGTCAACCAAGACTTCAAGGCAGCCAGAACAGATGCGGTGTTCGTTGACGATCTGATCGCCGGTGCGAAGGTCAATGCCGAGGATCAGCGCGCCGAAGGCGTAGACCCTTTCAGATGGCTCCTCGCAGACATCGCAGGTCTGCGGATCACGGCGCTTTGCGACCGTGACCATCAAGCCGCACGAGATACTCAGCCGTTGGGCCGTCCTTGCCGAAGAAGATCGCCCACTGCGCTGGCGTACCAGATGCAGCGAGCCACTCCTGTGCGTAGCGATTGGACGACTCAATGCTGGCGTTGCCCCAGACCGTGTGTGCTCCGTCGCTCAAGACGAGTCGCGCTGGCGTGTGCCAGTGGCCGTAGAGCAGGAAGTCAAATGGTTGCACGCTCAGGTTCCAGCCCTGCGCGCGCTTCGCGATGGCGTAGTACGGCAGACCGAATGCGCCGCCTCTGAACTGATCGCCGTGGACGATCATCGCCGTCTTGCCACCTGGCAGATCCAGCGTGTCGTACCAGTGCCGACCGCCCATCGTGAGCGATTCTTTCCAGTCAATGCGCTTCTCTGCCTTCACGAGATCCTTCGCCACGCGGTACAGGATCGCGTCAGCGTTGCTCTCGTTGCTGTGATCGCCGAAGCGTCCGAGCCTGCCGTGATTGCCGATTGCACCGCGAACGGTGACCTTCGGTGCGAGCGAAGCCATCGCGCGCACGAACTGCGCGAGCATAGATGCGCCCTCAAAGATCTGCACATAGAGGCCGCCCTGCTCCACCTCATACGCCTGGGAAGGGAAGATGTTGCCGTCGGATTCCACGAAGTCGCCGAGCAGCGCGCATTGGATCTCGTTGACCGGCACGCCGTGCAACTCAATGAGCCGCGCGACTTTCTGGGCGAGCAAGTCAATGCGCTGCTTCGCCACCTCAATGTTGTAGGTCTCTGAGTTCTTGCCCAGTTGCCAGTCGCCGAGACTGATGACGAGCGTCTCTGCGACGCCCTTCTTTCCAGATGCTTTCGGCGTCGGCACCGAAGGGATCTTCATCCCGAGTGCGGCATCCTTCGCGGCGCGGTAGACCGCATCCACGAGTTCAGCCTGATCGTTATCGCGCTTGGAGAGCGCACGGAGCGCACGGTTGTGCGCCGCCCGCAACTCCTCGTATGCCTGCGTTTCCGCGAGGGCTTTCTCTAGGTCGCTCATCGTGGGCACTTACAGTGACCGCGCATATGGCGAGCCAGCGTCTCCTGAGCGATCTCTACCTTGTAGGCGTTCCTGATCGCTTCGGAGAGGATGCGCCGGTTGCGTGTCGGATCTGCAAGCGCTGCCACCAGCGCCTTTCGCTCTTCTTGATCCACACGGGCGAGAAGTGCAGAGACCCCGCACTGCGGCCCCTTCTTCGTTGCTGAGACTGCTTCAAGCGCAGCCGCGAGTTTAGACACGGTGATTGCCTCCTTCCACGAGCGGCTTGTGCCGCGATCACCAACATACAGGCTTACCTATGCCAAGTGTCTGGCACTACTTCTTAGGCTTTGTCTTGAGACCGTAGCGCTCGTTGGATGGATCTAGGTAGGTCTGCAAGACCTGAAGCCCTGCGGCGAGCGCGGCGCTGAGCACGGTGCGGAAGTCGCCGCCCGAGATGTCCATCAACGGGATGCCCAAGCCGAGGCTCACGGCGATAGCCGTGCTCAAGCCGGTGCGGAGGAAGTCAATGATCGCCTCGTCTACCGAGGTCGTTGCGAGGAATGCGCTGAACTTGCTCATAGGTTCTCCTTCTTCGTCACGATGACGATGTGTGATGCGGGCGAGCCTGGCTTGCCCGATGCAATAGCCTTGAGGTCAGCCTCCGTGATCGGCACGGCGAACTGCTCCTTCGGATGCTTCTCGTCAAAGGTGGGATCGGCGAACTGTAGGGTCTGCGCGTCCGAGTCGTAGGATGCGCTCGTCATATGCCCGTAGCCTGCGGCGATCACCTTAGGATCTTTCTTTTGCCAGTACGACGCCCAGTTGCGGTGCCACTTGGAGAGCGCCTGCTTGGGGTAGCCGATCGGTGCCTGCACCCAGACGATGAGGGCTGCGCCTGCCTTAGCCGCCTCCACCGCCTCAGCGAAGGTGTCGGCAGGACGAGCCTTGCCGCCCAGTTCGCGGACGGTCTTCATCAACTCAGGGAGGCTGGAGCCGTTGTCGCTCACGCCCTGCTTCTCCACGAAGCCGGTGGCACGCGCCTTCGCCGCCACGCCATCGGATGCTTGTAGGTCAGGGTTGTAGCCGTTGACATAGGCGACCGCCGCAGCCGCGCTGCTCGGGCCGCAGTCGTCAAGGATTGCCCCAACCTTTCGCTGCGCCTCGGCGTCAGAGTAGAGTTGCGACTTGATTCGCATCTTCACGATGGGTTCTCCTGCTTCACGATCACGGCAACGGCACGAGCCGCGTCCTCAAAGCCCTTCGCGGCGCTGACAGGATGCCCAGCCGTGCAGCCTTCGCTGTAGTCATTGCCATCCTCGCCACGCTTCCAAAGCGTGCCGCCGAAGGCGCTGTTGTCCTCATTCGGAACGAGGGCGACCCATTCGCCGGGTGCCGTGTCCACGCGAGTCCAGCCCTGCTCGTGGATGTCGTCAATGTGATCTGTCGTGCGTGCCATTAGTCCCTCCATCGTAGTGGCCCTGTGGCAATCCACACGATTGTCAACAGGATAAATAGTGCCGTCATTGTGCTCTGGGTTTGACCCTCTGGTAAAACCACCAGAGCAAAAACAAGGCCGATCAGAGTGAAGGCTGTAGATACCAGATCTAAGATGATGTTCTTGAACATTAGCGGCGGCCCTTTCTGCTACGCGCCCCCGTCTCGCCGCCTCCACCGCCACCACCTCCACCGCTTGATCCGCCGGTCGTGCTGCGTGCGGCATTGGCTGCCGCCGCTGCGACGCTGGCGATCTGGCTGGAGATGACGGCGACCGCCATCGGTTGCGCCTCTTCTTTCTCAGTTGCGTCTAGGTCTTTCCCGATCTCGCCGATTGCAGCGATGTCGCCGAGCGCATCCGCGACGGCTTCAACGGCTGCGCCTGCAACCTCGGCAACCGCTTCAGCGGCCTCGCCTAGATCTGGCAGAGGGGATTCGGGTTCAGGAGTAGGTACAGGAGTGGGATCAGGAGATACCACAGGAGACTCCGACGGCTCTTCGGATGGAGCGGTCGTCGGCTCGGGTGAGGCAGTCTCGTCTGGTGGCGTTGGTGTAGGTGTTGGCTCATTGGTTGGCTCCTCGCTTGGCGCTGGCGTCTGCTCTGGCTGCGTTGGCTCAGGCGACGGCTCAGGCGTGGCTGGTGCCTCCGTAGGTTGTGGTGTCGGCGTAGGCTCTACGCTCGGCTCTGGGCTGGGCGTAGGTGCCTCTGTAGGCGACGGAGACGGCTCTACGCTCGGCTCTGGCGTAGGTGTCTGGGTCGGCTCAGGAGTCGGCGTAGGGGACGGCGCAGGGCTGCCTACGACCCAGGTCGTATTGTTGATCTGCAAGAAGCCCGCGCCGCAGCACGAGTCAATGCTCAGGATGCGGAATCCGAAGATGCCGCCTGCCGTGACATAGACCTCTTGGCTGCCGCTCTGTTGCTTCGGGTCGTAGCCGCCTTGATTCCAAATCGCAAGGTCAACCCAACTCTCGTTGAGCAGCATCTGCGCTCGGTCATAGACCGCGCCATCGGTTGTCCAGTACGCCCAGCCGAACGAGACCGTCTCGCCAATGGACGAGTCGGTGGTCAAGCCGGTCACCGTGTTCTGCCACGGGTAGCCAGGGCCAGCGTTGTCGCTGCCTTGAATCAGGATCGTTCCCTCGGTCAGCGTGATGATGCCGTTGGAGTCAATCTGTTGATCCCAATCGTCGGCGCTCTCCAGCGCGTAGACCTGCGCGAACGGCAAGAAAACCGCCGCCGCCGCAACGAGTGCGACAAGACGGCGGTTCACTTACTGTTAGAAAGCCAGGCTGCCAGTCCAGACAGTCCGGTCAGCCCGATGAAGGCCAGCACGAACTTGGCGAGAGTCAGCGCGCCTCGCGCCTCTGCCATCTCAACGCGCACGCAGGCAAGGTCGGCTTCAATCCGATCCAGTCGCTCTACGATTGCGTCAACTTGGCTTCTCGTCACCTTACGCTCCAAGGAGCGCGGTGATCTCGTCTTCGGTCAGACCAAGCGCGGCGAGTTTGGCTCGTGCGCTGACCTTGTTCGGGTCTTCGGGCGCAGGAGCAGGAGGCTCTGGCGCGATCCAGTTGCTGCCGCTCTTTGTCCAGCCGATGCCCACGCCTGCGGGCGCAACCATCGTGGTCGTGCCTTCAGGTGCAGCCCAGTCAGACTCGCCGTCCCAGACGACCGTGTTGATGACCGTGTTGTCTTTGATTACAAGATAGGTACTCATCCAATCACCCATACCCTTACTCGGGCACCACCGCCCGCTCCACCTGCGCCAGATGTGAATCCAGTACGGCAAGCACCGCCACCGCCACCACCGCAGCCAATATCACCTGCGCCGCCAGCAGCACCATTTCCAGTTGTGGAAGCACCGCCGCCTCCTCCTCCGAAGTTCGTTCCAGTTCCACCTACCTGATCAGCAGTTCCACCTGCGCCGCCACCGCCGAATGTGATTGAGGCGCTGTTCTGACTCGTCAGGTTTCTCAAATGTCCGTAAAGAATGTTGTATCGCTTGCCGCCGTTCCCTGCTCTAGTTATAACTTCTGATGAGTTAATAAATCCACCGCCACCACCACCCGCTCCTGTCAAGTCAGAGTCTAGACCAGCCTTACAGTTTGAGGCTGTGAATGGCGCGCCTGATCCGCCGCGAGCAGATTCGTGGTAGGCACCTTGCGATCCGATGGCTTGAACAGTTCCAGCAGCAGTACCGTTTCCGCTGTTTGGGTAAGCATAGGCAACGCCCTGGGGTCTTGCCCCATCACCATAAAAGTACGAAAGCGATGGACCGAAGTTTGGCGCTCCAGGGTATTCCAAAGTGCCATTTGTACCTACTAGACTTGTCATCCCGCCGGGGCTACCTCGTTCTGCTTCACCAGTCACTGCGATTCCAGCACCGCCTGCGCCTCCCGCGCCAACCGTCACGGTGATGGTTCCTGCTGCGGTTGACAACGCTGCAAGTCCCAAAGTCGTGACTCCATATGCGCCGCCGTTGCCGCCCGCTGAAGAACTTACTGCCGTTCCTGAACCACGGCGTGATCCACCTTGTCCACCCTCACCAGCGCCCTGAACTTCAACCACAACGATTGCGCTTGAAGATGCGCTCGCAGGAACGACGAACGAGCCAGACGAAGTGTATTCCTGATACTTGAGGATGCCGCCCGACGATGAAGCCAAGAACGCTGCCGCGCCAGAGCCGTCAGCGGTCAAGACCGCGCCAAGCGCCGCCGTGCCAGATGACACGCCAGTCGCCGCGACCTTCGCGCCGTTCTCGGACGCGCCAGTATGCGTATGCCCTGTGCTGACATTCAACACATCGTCGCGAAGATTGTTGTATTGGGAGGCCAGCGCTGCGCTGCCTGCCGTGACCGTACCGCTGTTTGCCATCTAAGCCTCCTTTAGGCTGTGGTGGTGAGCGCCCAACTCACCGTGAGGATGCTGTTTGGTTCCTTGTAAATCCCTGATCCAGCCCCGTACCCCGTGATCGCCAGCAGATTCGTGCCGTGATCCCGAAGTCCGAAGATGTAGAAGGTCTCGCCGACCGCCGTGTTCAAGCCCCACACTGCGGTGGAGGTGACAGTGCGGGTGACTCGGCTTGCCGTGACCGTCTGCGTGTCGTAGACCGCAGGGACGGATGAGGCTGCCGCCGTGATGTCGTTGTTGCCATTGACCACGAAGGCGTTGTCAATGTACGCGGTCGCCGTGCCAGCCGTGCCAGCCACGAGGTTCAAGCCGATCCCTGTGACGGCGTTCCACGAGGGCGCGCCGCCCGTCACATTGAAGGATGAGATCGGGATTCGGCAGATCTTCCAAGTTGCGTCGGCGAATGCGCCGAGCGCAGACTCAATGCTCGTGACCGAGATGCCGTAGTAGTTAGACGAGTTGCCGCCTGTGAAGATTCGCAGTTCGGTGCTGGACTTATTCACATTGGCGAGCGTCGTGAAGCGCAGGCTGACCTCAATGGACGATCCTGCGACCGCCGTGGACGAGGTGACCGTGGTCGCGTCAAAGACATACTGCGTGCCCGAAGGTGCGGCCTCAATCTTGAACGCACCAGCGCCCTGCCGGTAGATACTCGTCTCAAGCGTTGCCGTGCCTGTGAATCCAGCGGTAGAGTCAAAGTCATAGATGCGCGTGCCGCCAGAGGACGATTGGATGTCCGTGCAGGTGATCGTGCCTGCCTCGCCTGCAAGTTTGGCGGCAAGTCGCGTGGCCCCAGCCAGCGTGAAGGTGTTTGGCTGCACCTGCTCGGTGATCAACGAGCCATCGGCTCGCGTGAGTCGTACCGTCACGACCCCTGTTGGCTTCCAAATAGAATCAAACATTTATCAACCCCACGGATTCACATCCCAATACCCAGCATCCCAGGTAAGGACTTGGACTACGCTTGTCGTGATTGTATCGCTAATCGCTCCCACAGAATCGCCAACCGGTGTCGGCGATGACAGTGGCCCCCACAGGCTATTATTCCAAGTGAGTGCGTTATCGCCAGGATCTGTTGGAGCCCAGTACCACGGCCCCTCGTTCAGCGCCGTCGTGATGACATCGGTCGGCGCGGCGACCACATCTCCGAACTCAAGTTGCAGCGGCCCTGGCAGCGCGGGCAAGCCCTCAATGCTGCACTCGTAGCCGCTCTGCGCGTTGAAACTCCAGTTGATCGTTGCGACTTGCTGCAAGAAGGTCTTGCTCTTGGTCGCATCCAGCACCCCGAATACTTCGCCCGCCTTGAGCGGCACGCCCGGAGCAGACTCCAGCGAGATGCGGAGGCGTCGGACGCTGCGGAAGTAGAGCAGGTCAAGTGCCCGCGTGTACGCCTTGTCCGTGCTCGGCAGATAGGGATTCTTCAGGCTTAGCGGCAGGATCTGACCGCCGAGCAGTTCTTGCCCGTCAATGTCATCTGCCTGCGTCGCGTAGAGCGAGGAGAGCCGTGCTGGCTTACCGATCAGGGTAAAGCCCGTCACATAGATCGCCGCCGTATCTGCGAGGTTCTTGAAGGTCACGGTGGCGCGGTTGCCGTCGCCGGTTGCCGTGCCGCCGACCGTGAGTTCGTAGTAGAGGTTGCCGTCTAGCGAGACAAGGCTAGGAGGATCGCCCTGCACCATCGGGATCGCTGTCCCGCCTGTGGGCGCAGAGGCCGCCGTAGCAGCGCTAGGGTTATTGCCCCCAGCCGTTCCAACCGACGCCCAAGTGACGGGCGTGTAGTCAATCCAGCGCGTCTTATCCTGCGCCTCAATGCTTAGGGTGATCTCGCCAGGCACGAAGAAGCCATCGGCAGAGCCTGCGGCTGGGATCGTGATCGGCGTGGTGATCTCAAAGACCGTCTCGTCGCTGACCGCTGAGGCGCGATCCTCGTACTCAAGGAGCGCTCGGTTGATCGCCGTCTCGGTGTTGCGGAGGATGCTGATCTCAAACGGATAGGACTCTTTGTCCAGCGTGATGAGCGGCGCTTGGAGCGCAGCCTGATTCGTGTCGCGGTCGTTGAAGGTGAGCACGCCGTTCTCGTCCACGAAGATGCGTCCACCCTCGGCGATGGCGAGCAACCCGAGTTCAGCGCCCAGCGGCTCGCCGGTTGCCGCTGCGAACTGCGCGGTGCCGAAGGCGGTGCCGACGGCTGCGTAGGATGCCGTGCCAAGCCCCGCCTTGTCTGCGAACGCGGTGAATACCGTATCCAGCGAAACATTGGCACGAGGGCCGTAGTAGGTCGGCACGGTCGCGAACCGAGCGGAGATGTCAAGCAGGCGCATCTGCGCCACTCGTGCCTGCTCACGCGGCACGACAGAGCGCACGATGTAGGTGCCGAGCGTGCGGGTCTGCGCTGCGCCGTTGTAGAAGTATCCGAGGCTGACCTTCGCCTTCGTGGTCAGGAATGCACCCTGAAGGTAGGCGTAGATCGGGCTGCTCTCATTCTCCGCGCTGAAGCGCTGATTGAGATTGTCCAGCGTGATATTGCACTCGCCTGGCTGGAGCGATCCTGTATCTGGGTCAAAGGACTCAATACCAACCGCGTCAAGCACATAGCCGGTCTCGTCGTCAAAGACGCCATCGCCGTCCCAGTCAATCTCCAACTTGATGATTGGACGATGCTGCTTGTCGGCAATCGCGGCGATCAGGTTTGCGCTCAGTGCCACGATGCCTCCTTAGGTTGTGCGGGCGTCAACCTCAACGAGCGTGATCTGGTAGTCGCCCTTCGTCACATCGGGG